GACATGATCGAATTGACGCCGAAGGTTATGTCTACAGCAATGAGTTTGGCACAATGAAACTGGTCAATCGTAAGCAGTTCAGTTATGCTAACTTCAACAACGCTAAGTTTAATAAAGAGGTGTGCCAGTGAGCGCACTGTCCACCCACTCCCCGATTGCGGCAGATCTGCCCCCTATAATGGTTTCAGTTCAAACGAACCCAGATGACCTACGCCGTTCAACCCGCTGCCTGGACATCCTTCGATCCCTACGGTTGCGACTGGGCAACCGACATTAACCACGCCTACCGCCTGGGGCAACTCTGGGGTGAGACCTGCATGATCTGGATGTGCCCCGATAAAGGCACCCCGATCCGCTGGTGCCGCACCGATAGCAACACCAACGCCATTGCCGACCTGGTGTTCGGTTGCTGAACTGGACCCAATCCGCCCCGAAGGGCACTCCTGACCCCTTATACTGATCTCAGTTCAAACGAATCCGATGAGCACCGCTACTTACAACGGTTGGGCAAACTACGAAACCTGGAATGCCTCCCTGTGGATCGGAAACGATGAGTTTCTGTACAACACCGCAAAGGCATGTGTTGAGTTCTGTGCCCCATGGGAGACCCCCTGGGAGAAGTTCCAACGCTGCATGATGGACGGACAGATCGGACGCCACCTTGGTGCCACTGGCGATGGGGTAGCATGGAACGACCCCGCCATCGACGCCCAGGAGATGGAGGAGATGATGGCAGACCTCTGACCTCTTCCCCCCTTTCCTTTCAAACCACAAACCAACATCCTACCATGACCCGCGACCTCGCTACCTCCCTCCTGAACCGTGCCGCTGACGGTGCCCAACTCCTGGCGATCCTGGAAACGATCGCCGCCGATTCCGACCAGGGAAACGCTGCCGAAATCAGCACCCCCACCGCTGACCCCATCGCCTTCTGATCTGCTACAATATTCAAGAACACGCAACCGATTCCGATGCCTTCCACCACCACCATCAACGGCGTTCAATTCAAGGTCACCCGCCTGCCGATCGCCCATGGCACTGCCGCCAATCGTTGGACGGATCGCATCAAAGGCGGATCCTCCCGCGTTCGTACTCACGGCGGTGCTGCTGGATCCCGTGGCACTTCCATGAGCACCAAGGCAAGCGCCCTGCAGGACGTGCGCTGAGGGCATTCGTTCGTGGACAGCAGTTGGGGGCGTTGTGCCCCCTTTTTTATGGGCGGGCGTTCTTGTATATTAAAAACGCATAGGATCCCCTAAGCTATAAAGTGTTACGATCGCCAGCTATTTCTAAAACCACAAAGAATTACCGAGGGGGTCTAAAAAATTTTTCGCTATATAAAAGACAGAAAAAGGTTTTATATACTGAGAGATGAGAAAAAATTCCGGAGGTAGTTCCAAGTTCGTACAAGTCGATCCAGTAACAGGGGAGTACTTTTTAATTATCCCTGAGTGGGTCATCAACGAACTCTCATGGTATGAAGACACAGAAATTGGGTTCACTGTTGAGGGTAATGAAGTGCTGCTCAGGGAAAAAGACTGAGAGATTTTCAATAGAAGGCAATTGACAACCCATACATAATACTGTATGATACTGAAGTAACTACGCTCTATTATGGCTAAAGGATTTACTGTAAAAGCAAAGAGTCCCATGCCAACTCGGGAAGAACCCGAGTGGGACTACGAAAAGGCAAAAGAAATGGTAAGGGGCAAGGCAATTGTATTTTGCCTACCAGGAAGAGGAGTTTCTTACACTTACTTGAAGAACTTCGTACAGCTCTGTTTTGATCTCGTACAGGCAGGTGCCAGTATTCAGATTTCACAAGATTATAGTTCCATGGTGAACTTTGCACGTTGTAAGTGCCTTGGTGCTAACGTTCTGCGAGGTCCCGATCAAAAACCTTGGGATGGTAAACTCAAGTATGATTGGCAACTGTGGATTGATAGTGATATTGTTTTCAATAGTGAAAAGTTCTGGCAACTGATTCTGATGGATAAGGACATTGCTTCTGGTTGGTACTGCACTGAAGATGGTCACACTACCTCTGTTGCACATTGGATGGAAGAAGATGACTTCCGTAATAATGGTGGTGTGATGAACCACGAAACTCTGGATAGTATTCAGAAGCGTCGTAAGCCATTCACAGTTGATTATGCTGGTTTTGGGTGGTTACTCATCAAGAATGGAGTGTTTGAACACGATGAAATGAAGTATCCTTGGTTTGCTCCGAAGATGCAAGTCTTTGAATCTGGTGAGGTTCAGGACATGTGTGGAGAGGATGTAAGTTTCTGCCTGGATGCAAAGGAAGCAGGATTTGAGATCTGGTGTGATCCTCGCATTCGCGTTGGTCACGAAAAAACAAGAGTTATTTGATACGATGGCAGACAAATACAATATTCTTTGTAAAGGGAGTAAAATTTATACAAATCTTTCAGAGGAAGAGTATTTCGATGCCATGGAGGATCTTGCCTCTCAGTTTTATGAGCAAGGTTCTCCAAAACCTGAAGAAATTAACACTGAAATTATTGGAGATTAATTATGGCAATGCGTAAAGGTGGCGGTTATGTGCCCGGGAAACCCAAAAAGTCTCGGCAGGGCAACGGGATGAATACTAAGTATGCCGCGTCGTCTCGTAACAAAGCACGTAAACCCTATCGCGGACAAGGTAAAGGTTAAATAACAACAGAATAATAAACTTAACACATGTCTTGTTTAATTACGAACTTACCATCAGTTGAAGTATGGGTTCGTAAAGAGTATCTAACTGATCATCAAAGTGGACATGGTGAATTTGTAAAGGGCGTTTGGGTTTCGGCAAAGTCGATTCCTGGACGCGCTTTTTATTTTGAGACTTATTTGCCCGAATACGCGGCAATGTACGATAAATTGCCCATCAGTGCCTTCTTGTCGCGCCCAGAAACACCAGACCCTGATATGAATCTACCAAATCTACAGTTTTGGAACTGTATGGACTATGGTGTAGTAAGTATTAATAAGAAATTCATTGGAAGTATGGATTTTGAGTGCTATACACGCGATCATGGCATTCAAAAAGGCACTTATGTTTGTACAATAGACAATTATCACCGTGATCCAGACATGGTTGACTATGCCACGAGTGAAAATCCTGCTGAACATAAGTCTCATAACCTCATTGAACTGAATAATGGGCAATATGCACTGTATCCAAACAACAGATTACGCATTTTTGATAATAGTCTAACTCCAAAAGAACCAAAAATGCCCGATTTTAAGGTTTCGACTCAATATTATCAAGTTGAAAATGGTTATGAACGTCTTGGGATTGGTGATGAAGACGAATATCACTGGAAAACGGCACAAGAAAGAGAAAATAAATAGTTTTTTGTTAGAAAACTGAATTGGAACACTTTTCTATGGGAAAACACCTCCTTCTTGAGGTGTATGATGTTGACTATGACCTTATAAACAGCATTGAAGACCTCAAAAATGTCATGATTAAAGGCATTGAACGTGCTGATATGACAATTTTGAATGTTTTTTCTCATTGTTTCATCCCACAAGGGTGTACTGTAGTGATTGCACTAGCAGAAAGTCATGTTTCGTGCCATACTTGGCCAGAAAATGGGTGTTTAGCAGTGGATGTGTACACTTGTGGGGCAGGAAACCCAAAATTAATTGCCTTGGAGATACTAAAATACCTTAATTCTGATAATTACTCACTCAGAGAAGTTGCTCGTTAAATAAAATTAAGGAGATAGCAACCTCCTTCATAAAAGTTCTGTTTTATGTCCTAAAACAGTAGCTAAAATGTCTAACTCACCAGTAGATAGAGATCAAGAATACATGTATCAGATGTGGGGAACCGATAGACTCGCATCAGATTATGGTTCAATGAGGGATTTACCATCAAAAAGAGTCATTACAGAGGTTATGCATGATCTTGCACCTAAGCACGATCTTAAAAAGCAAACTGAATTGCATGAAAAGATTCGCAATGATGAGGATTATGATGATTGGTCGTATGGAACTGAACCAATATACGGCAATCCCTGGCATTAAGCATAAATAAAGGCAAGAAAACTCTCGTTCAGATGGCAATTCAAAGGATATCTAGATCATTTAAAGATATTAGTTTATCCTTTGAACCCCATCCGGTAACAAAGGATCTAACGATTCTTAAAAATGAGAACGCAATCAAAAGATCCGTAAGGAATTTAGTGGAGACCATTCCAACGGAAAGGTTTTTTAACTCTCTTTTGGGATCAGAAGTACGTTCAAGTCTATTTGAGTTTGTTGATTTTGGTACTGCTTCTGTTATTCAAAGGCAAATTGAGATTACGTTAGACAACTTTGAACCAAGAATTGAAAATGTACAGGTTGAGGTTAATCCAAGTCCTGATACTAATGAATTCGAAGTCACTGTTATCTTTGATATTGTTGGACAAGAGTTTCCAACCCAGGAGTTCACATTCATATTAGAGGCAACAAGATAAAATGCCTTTCACTAAGTTTTCTAATTTAGACTTTGATCAAATCAGAGAATCTATCAAAGATTATCTCCGTGCTAACTCTACGTTCACGGATTTTGATTTTGAAGGTTCAAACTTCTCAGTCTTAATTGATACGTTAGCATATAATACTTACATTACAGCATTCAACTCGAATATGGTTGTGAATGAATCCTTCTTGGATTCGGCAACTCTTCGTGAAAATGTTGTTTCACTGGCAAGGAACATTGGATATGTTCCACGCTCCAGAACCGCCGCTAAGGCATCTGTTTCTTTCAACGTACAAACTAGTACAACAAGTCCTACACTAACCTTACAGGCGGGTTTAGTGTGCGTAGGAAGTGTAAATGACACTTCTTATGTATTTTCAATCCCAGAAAATATAACAACAACAGTGAATGATGGTGTTGCTACTTTTGGAACAGCGACCGATCCTCTTAGTGTCTATCAAGGAACATTTTTAAGTAAGCAATTTGTTGTTGATGGATCACTAGATCAAAGATTTTTACTTGACAACTCTTTCATTGATAGTTCAACTATTGTTGTTTATGTAAAGGGTATATCTGATACTGGTTTGGGTAGAGAATATTCTAAAATTGACAATATTTTAAACGTAAAATCAACTTCTGAAACTTACTTGATTCAAGAAGTTCAAGATGAAAAGTATGAACTCCTCTTTGGTGATGGTATATTTGGTAAGAAACTAGAGGATGGTACTATCATCACTGTAACGTATATTGTTACTGACGGAAAAGAAGGTAATGGACCTTCCACATTCTCATTCTCTGGTAGTTTGAGAGGTTCATCGGATGAGATTGTTGTACCTACAACTACTCCAACTATAACAACCATCTCTGCGGCATCTAACGGCGGCGACATCGAGAGTATCGACTCTGTTAAGTACTTTGCCCCTAGACTGTATTCAGCGCAGTACAGAGCGGTTACAGGAAGGGACTACGAAACTATTATCCAATCAATCTATCCAAACACCGAGAGTGTATCTGTAGTTGGTGGTGAGGAGTTAGATCCGCCACAGTTTGGAACAGTATTCATTACAATTAAACCAAAGAATGGTGAATTTGTATCTGACTTTGACAAGCAACAAATTCTTTCAAAACTAAAGAATTACTCTTTAACGGGAATTAATCAAAAGATACTTGAACTCAAGTTACTTTACATTGAGATGGATTCTTTTGTCTACTATAACTCGGCAAAAGTTACCAACGTTGCTGATCTCAAGACTAATATTGTTAATGGATTAGGGGCATACGCTGATTCTAAGGATATTAATAAGTTTGGTGGCAGATTTAAATATAGTAAGGTTCTCAGTGTGATTGATAATATTGATTCTGCTATAACATCAAACATTACTAAGATCAAGATCAGAAGAAACCTGAAAGCATTAACAAATCAGCTGGCACAGTATGAACTATGTTATGGAAATAAGTTTCATGTAAATCCTACTGGTGCTAATATTAAATCTACCGGATTTACTATTTCGGGCGAATCTTCTACTGTATACTTTACAGATACACCCAATATTGTTCAGGGAGATACTGACGTAAGAAATCGTCTTACTGCTGCTGGTGTATTCACAAGTAGACCAACAAGTATTTCAGCAAAAACTGGTGTTCTTTCCATCATTAAAATTGATTCTGGTGGACAAAGATCTGTTGTTGCTAGAGACGTTGGTACTGTAGATTATGAAAAAGGTGAAATCATTATCGGAACAATCAATATAACATCAACAGTTAAACCAAATAATATCATCGAAATTCAGGCATTCCCAGAATCAAATGATGTCATTGCACTTAAAGATTTGTATTTGAATTTTGACATCTCGAATAGTTCAATAAATATGGTTAAAGATACTATTACTTCTGGTGAACAGATATCTGGAGTTGGATTTAAGGTTACCTCAAGCTATACAAACGGAGAACTAACAAGGGGATAATATGATCACAACGGGTTTTGAAACGAGAGTTAAAGTTCAGCAGATTATTGAAAATCAATTACCTGAGTTTATATTATCAGAAAGTCCAAAGACTGTTGATTTCTTAAAGCAATACTATGTTTCTCAAGAATATCAGGGTGCACCTGTAGATATTGCTGAGAATCTAGACCAATATTTAAAAGTTGATAATCTAACACCAGAGGTTGTTGTTGGGTTTACGTCTCTAGAGTCGTCAATATCTTCTACAGATGAGACTATTCAGGTTTCATCAACGAAAGGATTTCCTCCAGAGTATGGTCTTTTAAAGATTGATGATGAGATTATCACTTACACCGGATTAACAACCAACACATTTACTGGTTGTGTTCGGGGTTTTAGTGGAATCACCACTTATAGATCCGAAAATAATCCCCAAGAACTAACCTTTTCGTCTTCTGTTAGTTCTTCTCATGATTCTGATAGTAGGGTTGAGAACCTAAGTTCCCTATTTTTAAAAGAATTTTATAATAAGTTAAAATACTCTCTTACTCCTGGATTGGAGAATGTTGATTTTGTTTCTAATTTAAACGTTGGAAACTTTATAAAGGAAGCAAGGACGTTTTATGAAGCAAAGGGAACGGAAGAATCTTTTAGAATATTATTTAATGTTCTATTTGGAGTTACTCCAAAAGTAATAGATTTGGAGCAGTTTTTGATCAAACCATCTTCTGCAGAATTTTTAAGAAGAGAAGTTATAGTAATTGAACAAATTTCTGGCGATCCAAATAAGTTAATTGGTCAAACAATAATAAGTTCAAAGGATCCAAATACTAATGCTTCTGTTTCTGAAGTTGAAATTTTTACAAGGAGTCAAAAAGTAGGGTATGCCCAAACATATTATAAGGTTGGTTTATTTGTTGGGTATAATGATAATGATTTAATTAATGGATCTTTTGGTATCACACCAAATACCAAAGTACTATCTACTGTTAACTCTGGAGCGTCTGTAATAACAGTAGATTCAACAGTTGGTTTTGCTCAGACAGGAACACTAATTTCTTCTGGAAATGTAATTACATATTCAGATAAGAGTGTAAATCAATTCTTAGGATGTAACGGAGTCGATACAGATATTCCAACGGCAAGTAATATCAGATCTGATGATACTTACTATGGTTATGAAGATGGTGATCTAACCAAAAAAGTAGAATTTAGAATTACTGGTTCATTATCATCTTTTAATACAAAGAGTGACGTTACATCAACTATTGAGGGAGAAAAAGTATATGTTAAGAATGTTGGTGAAAAAATATTAAATCCAGACGATAATAAAACATTCAAACAAGAATTTTTTAATTCCTGGATATACAATACAAGTTGTAGATTTAATGTGGATTCTATTTCTGGATCGACATTTACGTTAAAAACAGATATTGACAAATCTTCTTTGAGAGTTAATGATTCTATTGATATCTTGACTTCAAATTCCAATAATGTTGTTGTTTCTGGGGCTACTGTTTCCAGTATCAATGAAGGTCTTGGACAAGTTATTTTGGATAATCTTGGTGGATTTTCACCAACATCTGGAATTGAATACGATCTAAGAAGAAATATTAAAACAGCTTCTAGTTCTGGACTCTCTATTGATGTTGGCAATAATACTGCTTTCTCTGATGTTCAGAACACATATAATGATGGAAATGAATATTTTTACGTTGCTTCAAATTCTTTACCATCATATGAGGTTACTGAGAATTTAATTTCTAAGCAAATTGATTCTGCTGTGGCAGGATCAACAATTCAGGGATATAATGATACAACACAGAAATACTCAATTATTTCTTTTTCATCTTCTGTTGATTTTCTCACAGGTGATAGTGTTTATTATCAACCAGAATCTGCACCATTATTTGGATTAACTGAAGGGATATATTATGTTAAGGTTATAGGATCTGGAAATCAAATTAGACTTTATTCTTCTAGATCTTTTATCCATAGTGATGATTACTTGGAGTTTAACTTACCAACTCAATCATCAGGATACCATAGGTTTATTCTTTCTTCGGAGAGAAATCTATCGATAACACCACAAAAGATATTGAGAAAGTTTCCAGCATCTTCAAATATTAATGATTCTGGAAAAGATAAGACGGAAGTTGGATCTGTTGGTATGTTGATAAACGGTGTTGAAATTATCAACTACAAGTCTGATGATAAAGTTTATTATGGTCCACTAGAAAGAGTGTCTATAGTTAATTCTGGATCAAACTATGATGTAGTAAATCCACCAATTATAGAAATTTCTAGACCATCTGTTGGTACAACAGCACTTGTTCAGCCTGTTGTATCTGGATCCGTCAAGTCAGTTTTAGTTGATCCATCAGAATTTGACATTTCTAACGTTATTTCTGTTTCTATTACTGGTGGAAACGGTAATGGAGTAATATTAGAACCAGTTTTGAGAACGAGATATAGAGATGTATCTTTTAGTGGTGTTGACATTTCTTCCGGTGGTGGAGTAGATTTTTCAGCAGAAACAATTACTTTCTTATCAAACCATAATTTTGTAGATGGGCAAAAAATTGTTTATGATAAAAACGGAAATAGTGAACTTGGTATTGGAAGTTATGGTGGTTCAAATACTGATCAAGGAAGAACTTTAAAGAATGGATCAGTATATTTTACTAAAGTTGTAAACAATAAGACTATTAGGTTATTTGAAAGTGATAAGGATTACTATGCTGGGATAAACACCGTTGGTTTTACAACAATATCCAATCAGGGTATCCATAAATTTAGAGTATTTGATGGAAAGAAAAATATTTCACAAATAAAAGTTATTAACTCTGGTAGTGGATACACCAATAGAGTTTTGAGGGTAAAACCTGTTGGAATATCTACAACAGAAAACCTAGTAATTTTCCAAAATCACAACTTTAAAGATGGTGAACTAGTTAAGTATGAATCAACTGGATCTGTAATATCTGGACTATCAACCTCTAATCAATACTACATTCTTTCCAATGATAGTAATAGTTTTAGACTTGCTAATGCTGGTGTTGCTGGAACAATAAAATCAAATTATATTAGAAAGAATTATGTTGAATTTGAATCTGTAGGATCGGGATACCACACTTTCTCATATCCAGATATCAATATAAATGTTAACGTTTCTTATGGTAGCAGTATAACAGGTATTATTACTGCTACTCCAATCATTAGGGGTGAGATTATTGATGCTTATTTGTATGAATCTGGAACTGGATACGGTTCAACTACCTTAAACCTACATAAAAAACCACTTATCTCAATTAAGACTGGTAAGAATGCACAATTAAAACCTATTATTATATCTGGAAAGATTGAAAAAGTTTCCATTCTATCTCAAGGAATTGAATATAATGCTGCTCCAGACTTAGTTGTAGTTGGTGATGGAACAGGTGCTGTACTTAGAGCGATTGTTTCTAATGGATCTATAACTGATGTTATTGTTATAACCCCTGGTTCTGGATATACTGAAGAAAAAACAACAATTACGGTTAAACCGCCAGGTTCAAATGGAATGCTTGATGTTGATGTAAGATCATTAACGCTGAATAATCGATATAGATTTGGAGATGAAATTCTATATTCCTCTGGTAATGGTCTTCAGTATGGAATTGTTGGGTATTCTACAGCAATAGGAAATAAGTTTACTGTAGATGAGGGTAATCAACATTCTCCCATTGTTGGGTGGGCATATGATGGCAATCCAATTTATGGTCCATATGGATATTCTGACCCAGATGATGAGAATTCACCACTAAAGTTGGTTGAAACTGGATACACTTTAGATATATCCAATATAACCAACAGACCAAGTTTTGATTCTGGATTTTTTGTTGAGGATTACTCCTTTGATTCGACTGGAGATCTCGATGTTCATAATGGAAGATATTGTAAAACTCCAGAGTTTCCACAAGGAACTTATGCTTATTTCTGTGGTATTAAGACAGACTCTCTATCAAATAATTTGGTTGCCGAGTTCCCATATTTTATTGGTGATACTTTTAACTCTAAGTTTTACATAGAAAACAAAAAACTAGATCAAACATTTGATTTTAATAACTCAAATCTAATCAGAAACACATTCCCATATAAAGTTTCTGAAAAATATGCTGATAATGACTTTATTTCAGAATCTTATGAAATTACAAATCAAACAACAAAAATTGATTCTGTTACTACCGGATCTGTAGAATCATTTACTATTGTTTCTTCTGGAGAAGACTATAAAATTGGAGATGTTGCCAATTTTAACAATGATGGAACAAATGGTGGCGGTGTAACTGCTTCGATTTCAAGGTTGACTGGTAAAGAAATCGTTGATCTTTCAACATCGATTGAAACTTATGAAGATGCTGTAATTACTTGGAAGAATCAGAATCAGGTTGAAGTTTATGTAGATCCATATCATTCTCTTCTTGATGGTGATTATGTCACTATTTCTGGTCTTTCTACTTTTGTACAGGGCATATCAAAAACACATAAAATTGGAGTATCGACAGATCATTCATCCCTAAACAAACAAGTTCCAGCGAACGCAACTGCTGGTGTTGTAACTGACATTTATCTTTCTAGAAATTTAAAATTAGTATCTGTAGGATCATCTATTGGAATTGGTACAGAAGTTCTTTCAGTGTTAAATGTCTTTGATACTGAGAAAGTTCTCAGAGTTAAGAGAGGTATTGTTGGATCTGCCCATACAGCATCGACGCAAGTTTCTTTAGAACCAAGCACATTCACTTTACCAACATCTTCACAATATTTTAACTCTAAAGTCAACGATAAGGTTTATTTTAATCCAAGAAGTTCTGTTGGTGTTGGAACAACATCAGGAATTGGTGTTGCCGTAGATTTCCCTCTGGGTGAAGTAACAAATACAATTTCAATACCAACTCAAAGCATATATTTACCAAACCACCCATTCAAAACAAATCAGCAAGTAACTTTATATAAGAAGAGTTCTTCTAGTGCAATCTCTGTTGGAACAACCTCTGGAGATATACCATTCAATCTACCAATAAGTGGCGATTCACAGACCGTTTACGTTATCAATAAATCGAAAGACTTTATTGGTTTAACAACATCTGTTGGTTTAACCACAAATACTGATGGATTATTCTTCTTTAATAACGGAAGTGATGATTATGAGTATTATTTGGAAAGTGCATATACTCAAGTAACTGGAAAAGTAGAAAGGATTAAGACTACAGTATCTGTTTCTACAGATCACCAATTAAGAAATGGTGATAAAGTCGTATTTGATATAACACCAAATTTAACCGTTGGAATTGGAACATCAACGGAAGTAAGAGTTAAATATAATTCTTCAATTGAAAAGATTGTAATTGATCCTGTTGGTTTTGGATCAGAATCTATAATCACTTCCTCAAATAAAATTAATATTGAGAATCATGGATACAAAACTGGTGATAAAATTTTCTATGACTCTTCAGACTTAATTGCTTCTGGATTAGAAACAGGAAGTTACTATGTTTATAGAATTGATGATAATAATTTTAATCTGTGCGAAACTAAGTATGATGTTTCTTTAAATCCACCAACTATAGTAAGTATAGCTGGAACTGGAGGTTTTGGGCAAGAATTTAGTCTTATTAATCCAAGAATTGAGACTTATATTGGCAACAATCTTAAATTTGATTTAAGTGACTCTTCTTTACAAGGATATGAGTTTAAGATTTATACAAATTCAACTTTTGGAAATGAGTTTGTCTCTGTAGGAAACACCACACCATTTACAGTTATTGGTGTTGGAACGGTAGGAGTTTCAACTAATGCCTCATTGACTCTAAACTATGATTCAAATATTCCATCAAAATTATTCTATAATGTAGAAAAATCTGGATTTATTAGTACCTCAGATACTAGTGTATCTGATTATTCAATGATATCAATTATCGAAAGTAAGTACAATAACAAGGAATATCAAGTTATTGGCACTGGATCAACAACTTTTGACGTTGCTCTTACTGGTAAACCAGAAAGATTAAGTTACTCTCCAAATAATTGCAGTAAGATTGAGTATACTACAACATCATTAAACGAGAAAGGTGGAGTTGCCAAATTAAGCATTCTTTCTGGTGGATTCAATTATAAGAAAACTCCTTCGTTTATAGATATCACTTCAATTGAAGGAAAGAATGCTTCCATTATAGCAATCTCACAATCCATTGGTAGGATTAAAAATACTACTATTTTAGATCAGGGATTCGATTATTCATGCGACAGAACTCTCAGACCAGAAGCATATATTTCTCCAAAAATTAATTTAAAAAATTCCAGTGAAATTGCAAATATTTCTGTTATTGATGGTGGAAGAAATTATTCTTCTCTACCAGAATTAGTAGTTGTTAATTCTGTAACTAGAGAAAAGAATGATAGTGGTATTTTATCTCCAGTGTTAGCATCAAATTCAATTGCATCTGTAGATATTACTAGAAGTCCAAAAGGTTTACCGTTTGGAAATGTTGAAATCTTTACTATAAACAATACAAATGGTATTGGAATTAACACTATGGAAACTTCCACATCTGGAATTGTTACTTGCTATATGAATACACCAACTTTTGGTTATACACAATCTCCTTTTACTGTTGGTGACAAGATATTTGTTGAGGGAATTGAAAATGTAGATTCCAATGGGACGGGATTTAACTCTGATGACAATGGATATCAGTTTTTCATTGTATCAAGTTTCCAAAACACTAATCCAGCAGTTTTAGAATTTGATATTTCTGGTATTACAACTAATCCAGGAATAGCAAAAACAAACCAAAGTTCTTATGCCAATATTATAAATCATAATGATTATCCTAAGTTTGAAGTAACAACAGCGTATTCGGATTTCTTAATTGGCGAAAAGTTATCTACAGATAACAGAGATGGATTTATTCTCAGAGACTTATCAGTAACAGAATATGGAAAAGGATATGTAAAGGTTTATGGATCTTATAACTTAAGTGTTGGTGAGATTCTGAAAGGGGAAAATTCTGGGACTCTAGCTACTGTTGAGACCATAACAAATAATGAAGGTATATTTGATGTTCGTTACTCATCAGAAAAAAATTATGAGTGGGCAAATAGTGTTGGAAAACTTGGTGTTGATTATCAAGTTATTCCAGATAATGATTATTACCAAAATTTATCATATACTGTTAAGAGTCCAGTAGCATATGAGGATTTAATCAATCCTGTCAATAGACTACTTCATACATCTGGATTGAAAAACTTTGCCGATACTGAAATTGAGGAATCTGTTAATGTTGGGACATCTCTAACAAGTACTTCAGAATCCATCGTTGTTAGAGATATTTTAGAAGAAAAGAGAGTTGATACTATCAACTTCTATGACAATGTTGTTGATATTGACACTATCACCAATGGAAATGGTCAAATCAAATCTAAGTTTCTCAAGTTAAAGAGTAAATCATTAGCAGATTACATCAGATGTAGTACAAATAGAGTTTTAAAAATTGATGACTTCAGTACTCAATTCAAAAATAGAAACAATACGACAGAAGAATACGTTGACATTGTCTCTTATGATAATAGTTACTCTGAGTTTTTAATACAAGCAGTAGATCCAAATGGAACTGATAGACAAATAACAGAACTAATTGTTTTAAATAATGGTTTGAACTCAATAACCCTGGAGAAATCTTCTTTATACAATACTGAAAATGAAATTGCTGATATTCAATCCATCATTGATGAATTTGGAAATTTATATCTCAGATTTTCTCCAGAGGATACTGAAAATACTGATTATAATATCAAGGTACTTAACTCAAGTTTCAATTCTGTTCTGAGTGGAATTAGTACACAATCTATTGGATTTATTGATATTATTGGTGCCAATAAATTGGTTGGAGTTGGTTCAACTGGAACTGTAGTCGGATTCTCTACTCTTACAACATCTTCGGTATATGGTAAGTTCCAAGTTTATGATCGGATTTCAGATCAGATTAACTTTGTAGAACTAGAAATTGACCATGATGGAGAAAATACTTATATTTCAGAATTCTATAGTGACAGTAGTCTCGGAAGTGTTGGTGGTCTAATCGGATCATTTGGTATTTCTATTGATAGTGGTGTGCTAACACTCGACTTTACAAATAATTCCACTAACGAAATCTTAGTAAGAGGTAAATTAGTTGGATTTGGATCAACATCTGTTGGTGTTGGAACATATAGATTCAAAACTTCGGCACAAACAGATGGATCTGAGAGAAGCATAAAACTGGAATCTAATGTATCTTCTAGTTCAACGGTATTCTCTGCCGATAAGAGTCTTATTTCTTCAGTTAAATCCTTAGTCAGAGTTTCATATGGTGATACTACTTCTATTCATCAAGTGTTGATGACACATGATGGAACAGATGTTTACACTATGCAATACCCATTCATCTCAGTCGGAAGCACTAGTGGTATTGGAACATTTTCTGGTGAGTACAATGGAACCGATTTAGTTCTTAGTTTTTATCCAGATCCAAATATTGTTGGATCTTATGAAATTCAAAGTTTGAATAAATTTTTCTATGAAGATAGTGATACTATTAATACGCCACCAGATCTAACCTACGGTCCCGTAACAGAAGCAGTCAATCTTGCGTTCTACAATTCTAAAAACGGATCTAGAGCAAATAAACTTGACTTTAATTTAAATTATGAAGAAACTCCAATCTTCGCCAAAACTTTTGATCCATCAGATTCAACCATTCTTGATGCTGAGACTGGAATATTTACAATCAACAATCACTTCTTCAGCACTGGTGAAAGATTAAATTATACACCAAACAGTAGTGTAATTGGATTAGCATTCACTAGTGTTGGTATTGGATCAACAGCAACAGAAATATCTGGGGGTGTTGGTATTGGAACAACAGATGTTTTACCATCAACTGTTTATGCTATTAAGATAAACAATAACCAGTTTAAGGTAGCAACAACTCCATTGTATGCTTCTTCTGGAATAGGAGTAACATTCACTTCTACTGGAAGTGGAAATACACATGAATTTGAAATGTATAAAAAACTTGAGAAAACCGTACTCTCAATTGATGGTGTTGTTCAATATCCTCTAGCATATAATCCATTATCATACACTTTAGTTGATAATGGTGGTCAAGTAAGTGCTTCTTCTACATTCTTCGCTGTTTCTGGAATTTCTTCAATTAGACCATTAGATATATTAAAAGTTGATGATGAATTTGTAACAGTTCTTGCTGTTGGACTTGGAACAACTTCGAGTGGACCAATCGATAATGTTGGTATTACAACCCTTATAGAAGTTTCTAGAGGTTCTGTAGGAACTTCGGCAACATCTCACACAGATTCAACTGCATTCCAAGTATATCGAGGATCATACAATATTGTAGGAAGTACCATATACTTTACAGAAGCTCCAAAAGGAGATGCAAGAAGTATAGTTGATGACACTAATCTACCAAAAGTATTTTCTTCTTTCAATGGCAGAGTATTTTTAAAGCAGGATTACAGTTCCAACTTGATCTATGATGATATCTCAGATCAATTTACAGGAATTGGTCAAACATACACACTTACTACTTCTGGATTAAACACTTCTGGTATATCAACTGGTAGTGGTATCCTATTGATAAATGATGTTTTCCAAACTCCAACTACAGATAATAATGAAGGTAATAACTATGAGCTATCTGGGGGTGTTGGTGTTTCTAGTGTTACTTTCACCGGAATAACTTCAACTGATGGATCTATTATTATTGATCCTGTTTATATTGAACAAAATCAATTACCTCGTGGTGGATATATTATTTCTCTTGGATCAACAACTGGTCTTGGATATGCTCCACTAGTTGGAGCAGCAGTAACAGCAGTTATTGATGGATCTGGTACTATTACTGCCGTTGGAATAGGTTCTACAGATATTAATGGATCTGGATATAGAGGTCAAGTAAGTATTGCTGTCACTTCTTCTACTGGTAATGGTGCTGATATTAGTGCAATAGTTGGTGCTGGTGGTTCTTTAACTTTCACTGTTAATAGTGGTGGATCTGGATATGCTCAAACAAATACATTTGTATCTGTTTCAGAACCCTCATATAGCAATCTACCAGTAACTGGAGTTTCTAGATTAGGTATTGGAACAACATCAGAAACTGGAACTGGATTACTTCTTAATTTGGAAGTTGGTTCCAGTTCTACCACTGGAATTGGGTCAACTCTATTTGAAGTTAAATCTTTCAACATAACCAGACCTGGTTATGGATTTAGAAATGGTGATGTGTTCAAACCAGTCGGTTTGGTGACGGATAAAAATCTTTCGGAACCACTTGCTGATTTTGAATTAACTGTTATTGAAACTTTTACTGATACATTCTCAGCATGGCAATTTGGTGAATTGGATTACATTGACAATATATCCAATCTACAAAATGGTATTAGAACAAGATTCCCTCTTTACTATAATGGACAACTTCTAAGTTTCCAGAAAGATCCATCGAATGCGGATTCTATTGAAATTGATATGGATTCACTATTGATTATATTTGTAAATGGGGTAATTCAAGATCCAGGTGTTCATTATTCTTTTACCGGAGGAACATCCTTTGTATTCTCAGAAGCACCAGAAGAAACCGATTCTGTATCAATATTCTTCTACAGAGGTACAAAAGGCGTTGATTCTGACATTGTTGACGTAAATGAATCAATCAAACCAGGAGATACTGTTCAGGTTATAAAAGATAACTTAAACCCAAGAACAATTACTCAAAATCCTAGGGTTGTTGTTGGTATCACAAGTTCAGACATTATGGAAACAAATCTCTATGTTGGTAGTGGTATAGATGAAAATAACTTCAAACCATTAAGTTGGACAAAACAAAAAGTTGATAGAATTATTTCCAATGAAATTGTATCAAAATCAAGAGATTCAATAGAAACGCAAGTTTACCCAACCGCTAGAATTATAAAAGATCTTTCAATCTCTGATACAGAAATATTTGTGGATAACGCCCAATTCTTTAATTATGAGGAAAATGAATCTTCGATTGTCATATCTTCATTTGATGCTTTGATTGTTGATAGCGTCGATCCTGTTTCTGCGGCGGTTACTGCAATAGTTTCTGCAGCAGGGACTATACAATCACTTGACATTGCAGATGCTGGTTCTGGATATATCGGATCTTCTATAGAAGTTAAGATTGGAGCACCAAAACAGATTGGTGTTGGAATTGGAACTACTGCTACAGCAATAATATCTGTAGTAAATGGATCTCTAAGCGGAACCGCTAACATCACAAATCCAGGTCTTGGATATTCATTAACAGTTCAACCAAAGGTTATTGTACCGTTCCCAACTCCAACATATGAGAATGTAACCGATATTACCACTGTTCAGGGATTCTCTGGAATAGTGACTGGTATTACTACAACCACAGGAACTGGCGGAAATCCACTTGCTCTCAAGTTCTTCTTAAATTCTACAGCATTCACTGATTTAAATGTCAATTATCCAATTTGTATTGTAGATACAACTGTTGGTAATGGTGTTACTTCGATTGATGGTGGGGACGCTTCGTTGGTTGGAATTGGAACCACTTTCTTAGATAATATTTACTATGTACATAGTATTTCTTCTTCTGGTGGAAATGCTGAAATCGTAACTAATGTTAAATCTGATAGTTCAGTAGTTGGAATAGCAACTACTGGAAGTACATCTCTCCCACTTGGAAGATTCTCTTGGGGAAGACTTTCTGGAATAACAAGATCTTCTGATCCTGTTTCCATTGGTGTTACTGGTTTAATCGTTGGATTTAATACCATAAATTCTGGTTTATCAACCTTCCCAACTATTCAAAGACGTGGTTATGGTTTGAGAGACACTGGGGCGCTCAGAAAAGATCTATAAATATAGGAAAAAGCTATTTACGATGGCGGCAATTGTAACAGATCAGTTTAGAATATTAAATGCGAGTAATTTTATAGACTCGATTAGTGACACTACTAATAATTCTTACTACATTTTCTTGAGTTTGGCAAACCCAACTCAGGTTGGATTTGGTAGATCGACTAATTGGGATGATAATACACCAGTTCCTGTAGACAATTTTAATAATTTAAATCATGTTGGCCAAACGATGATGTTTGGCAAAAAAGTAACATCAATCAACGCAAAAAGATTGATTAGAAGAATTGATTGGGCGAGAGGAACTAGATATGAAATGTACAGGCACGACTATAGTGCTTCTAATTTATCACCAATCACACAATCAACGAGATTGTATGATTCAAATTACTATGTAATGAATTCTGATTACAAAGTTTATATTTGTATTGACAACGGATCCTCTGGGATAAGTACAACCGGCAATGCCTCTCAAGATGAACCAACGTTTACCGATTTGGAACCATCTAGAGCAGGTGAAAGTGGTGATGGATATGTATGGAAATATCTTTTCTCTGTAAATCCAAGTGACATCATTAAATTTGATTCTACAGAGTACATTTCTCTCCCAGGTGACTGGGGATCCTCAACTGATGCTCAAATATCAGCAGTTAGAGATAATGGAGACTCTGATGTATATGAAAATCAAATAAAAAAAGTATACATCAAAAATCAAGGATCAAATTATTCTGGAGGACTTGGTCAAGAAGTTAATATTCTTGGTGATGGATCGGGAGCAAAAGTGATCGTTGATGTTGTAAGTGGTAAGATAACAAATACCACCGTTTCTTCTGGTGGTAAAGGATATACTTATGGTATGGTTGATCTCGGATCAATTAATGACAGCGCCGCTGGAACATATGCTCACCTAATACCAATTATTCCACCATCAAAAGGTCATGGATATGATATTTACAAAGAATTGGGTGCCGACAAAATTTTAATCTATGCTCGATTTGATGATTCTACTAAAGATTTTCCTATAGATGCTAAATTTGCTCAAGTTGGAATTGTTAAAAATCCAACATCTATTGGATCGACAACTTTATATACGGAAAATCAATTCTCTTCATTAAATGCTATTAAGTTTTCTTCAGTAAGTGGAACTTTATCCATTGGCGATAAGATTTCCCAATCTGTTACTGACGGAACTGCTAAAGGATATGTTGCTTCTTATGATAGTGAAACGAAAGTTGTTAAGTATTTTGTTGATCGTTCACTAACATTTAATCAGACAACTTTAGATCAAACTGATTATTCTGGAATATCTACAGCATCCAAGGTTTTAAATTTCGAATCTTCATCAAATCCAGTTACTACTGCTAGTTTCTCTGGTTCTATTGATACAACCTTCACAGGAATAACCACCAATCCAACTGGATCTAAGATAATTGATCTAGGATCTCAGTTTACAAATGGACTGGCAAATACTGAAATAAATAAAGGATCGGGGGACATAATTTATCTAGATAATCGACCTCTGATTTCAAGGAACTCCAGACAAAAAGAAGACGTTAAAATTATCCTGGAATTTTAAAAATGCCACAGAAGACTAATTTAAATATCAATCCATATTATGATGACTTTGATCCGTCCGATAATTTCTATAGGGTATTATTTAAACCAGGATTCCCTGTTCAAGCTAGGGAATTAACTACTCTACAGTCAATTCTTCAAGAACAAATTGAATCTTTTGGAAGCCATATTTTCAAAGAAGGATCAATGGTGATACCCGGAAGTATCACTTACGATCCCCAATATTATGCTGTTAAGTTAAATTCCGACCATCTTGGAATTGATGTTTCTCTTTACATCAGGCAACTAGTTGGAAAAACACTACAGGGTCAAACAACAGGTATTACTGCCAAAGTAGTAAATTACTTGTTACCACCATCTAAGGATGTAGAATCAGCAACATTATTTGTAAAATATATTGATTCAAATTCAGATTTTCAATTTACACCATTTGGCGATGGTGAAGTCTTAATTACCCTTGATAGTGTTACTTATGGAAATACAACAATAAATTCTGGCGATACTGTAGCATCTCTAATTGACTCTGACGCGACTGCTATTGGAGCATCTGTAGGTATAACACCAGGAGTCTATTTTATTAGAGGTACTTTTGTAAATGTAGATGGAGATACTCTAATTGTTACTCCATTTACAAATAATCCTTCTTTCCGTGTAGGTTTACAAATAAAAGAAGAGATTATAAACGTTGGTGCAGATACATCTCTTTATGATAATGCTAAAGGTTTTTCAAACTTTGCTGCGCCTGGAGCAGATAGATTAAAAATCTCAACAATTCTGACACAAAAAGAATTAACAGATTTTGATGATAAGGATTTTGTAGAAATTATAAGACTTGACAATGGAGAAATCAAAAAGTTACAAGATAAGTCACAATACTCAATAATTAAGGATTATTTTGCTAAGAGAACATTTGAAGAATCTGGAGATTATTCTGTAGATAACTTCGATATTCAAGTTGCCAATTCTCTTAATAATCGTATTTCTAATGAAGGTCTATATCTAGATACACAAAAGACAGAACAAGGCAATAATCCTAGTGATGATCTAATGTGTGTTAAGGTTTCTGCCGGAAAAGCATACGTCAGAGGATATGATATTGATCTTCCAGGAACAACAATTTTAGATGTTGAAAAACCAAGAGATGTACAATCAGTATCATCCTCCTTGGTCCCATTTGAAATGGGAAATAGATTAAAACTCAATAACGTTACTGGAACTCCAGTTATTGGTGTAGACAATAATGATAATACTGTAGATCTCAATAATCAAAGAACTAGCGGATCTTCTGCTGGAACTGGAACTACGATTGGTACGGCAAGAGTTTATTCTTTTGGAACAGCAGATAATTCTTTTTCTTCGTCTGCTTCTGAATGGGATTTGTATCTATTTGATATTCAAACATATACTGTATTATCTCTAAATGAGTCTGTACTAGCAGCAGATTGCCCTGAGACCTCTTTCATTAGGGGTTTAAGTAGTGGAGCATCTGGATACACCGTAGGAACCCCTAGCGGGGCAGACGTAACCATTAACCAGACATCTGGAACCTTTATTGCTGGTGAGCAAATTCTCGTCAACGAATCCAGAAGTCTAACCAGATCAGTAAAATCAGTTAAAGTTTATAGTACTGAAGATATTAAGTCAGTCTTCCAAAGATCTTCTGATCTTGGGTTAGAAACAAATTTTGTTGGAGATACAGTTTTACAAAGTTATACGCCTAATAAATTTACAATAACTGATAAACTACAAATTAATAATACTGGTATTGCTACTTGCCCAGGAAAAACATTTACTGGAATCAGAAGTGATGCTATTATTAGATATCAGATTGCCGGATTAACTGATGAAACATTTAATAGAGTTGAAAGTGTTTCTTCCGATGGAACATCTCTACAATTAGCAACTGTTCCAACAACTTCTGGTATATGCAATGGTGCTTTCCCAACATCTGAAGTATTAACAACCTTCTCTGTTGGACGTCCACAAATAGGGAATACTGAAGATGCTTACTTATACGCTCCTATTTCTGCTTCTAATGTATCATCAGTAGATCTATCAGGTTCAAACCTTTTAGTTTCCAGACAGATTACAGGTCAGTCAACAGACTCTACTGGATCATTAACAGTTAATGTTTCTTCAACAGGAATTTCTAGTGCATTCTTTGAAACTTTTGATGCGGAAAGATATTCCGTTTTCTATAGTAATGGTACTATCGAAGATTTAACAGATGATCAATTTACATTATCATCAAATGCTACATTACTTACCCTTACTGGTTTAACTCCAAGTCAATCTGGAAATGTAACTGTAAATGTTTCTGTTAAGAAAAATTCAATACAGAATAAAACAAAAAATTATGTTAGAAGTCAGAAACTAACCGTCGATAAAGTAAGTTCGGGCGTTTCAACTTCAATAAGTGGTTTAACAACAAGTAATTACTATGGTTTAAGAGTTGATGATAAAGAAATTTCTCTTAATGTTCCAGATGTAGCAAATGTAATTGCTGTTTATGAATCTCTAGATTCCAGTTCACCCGTTTTAGATAAATTAACTTTTGTTTCTGGTTTAAGTTTAGATACAGCATCAATTCTTGGTGAGAAAATAATCGGTCAAGAAAGTGGAGCAGTTGCTCAGTTAGCAACTAGATTATCTTCAACACAAGTTGAGTTTGTCTACTTAAACTCCAATAAGTTTACTGTTGGTGAAACGGTAAACTTTGAAGAATCAAATATTACCAGCAATATTGTTGCCATTTCTTTTGGAAATTATCAGAATCTAACAAATTCTTTTGATCTTGATAAAGGGCAAAAAAATCAATATTATGATTATTCAAGAATCATAAGAAAAAAATCATCCCAAACACCTTCAAGAAAACTATTGGTAGTATACAACTGCTATCAAGTGCCATCAAATGATAATGGTGATGTTTATACTGTAAATTCATATTCTTCAGAAAGATTTGGAAAGGATATTCCTTTACTACCAACTGGTCTAAGGGCATCCGATACTTTGGATTTCAGACCAAGAGTTTCTGAGTTCACTTCAACTACAAGTTCACCTTTTGCTTTTGGTAGCAGAAACTTTGCTTCAACAGGAACTAATCCAACTCTGGTTGTAAGTCCTGGAGAAAGTTCTTTGATTGGTTATAAGAATTATCTACCAAGAAAAGATAAACTTGTTTTAGACAAACTTGGAAATCTTTCTGTAATCAAGGGAACATCTTCTCTAGATCCAAAACAACCAGTTAATGTTGAAGAAGCAATGGATATTGCTTCTATAGATCTTCCAGCATACTTATATGATCCAAAAGATGCTGTAATTACTCTGGTGGATAATAGAAGATATACCATGAGAGATATTGGTAAGTTAGAAGATAGAATTGAAAATCTAGAAGTTGTTACTTCACTATCCTTACTTGAACTAAACACTAAGACTCTACAGATTCAAGATGCTGATGGTTTATCCAGATTCAAGAGTGGTTTCTTCGTTGATGACTTCAAGAATAATCAACTTTTAAATCTTTCAGATCCAGATTGTAATGTTGATGTTGATGTTGAAAGAAGAGAGTTAAACACTCCTATTGATTTCTATTCACTAAAAACTAACTTAGCAGTTTCTCCATCTCTTAATGAAGATACTGTAGATTATAGAACAGATTTACCTCTTCTTGACTCTAATGTAAGAAAAACTGGAGATCTGATTACTCTAGATTACGTAGAAAAAGGATGGTTAGAGCAACCACTTGCCTCTAGAGTTGAGAATGTTAATCCATTTAATATGATTGAATATAAAGGTGTTGTTAAACTCAATCCAGCATCAGATAACTGGGTTAGAAACATCTTTGTTCCAGGTGGTTCTAGAACAGAAACTGGCGGTTGGAATGGATCTTACATAGAAAATGTTTTAATCAGTAGTGTTCCCGATACTCATATGAGATCGAGAAATGTTGAGTACAGTAATAGTGGTCTAAAACCATTAACAAGATATTATGCTTTCCTTGATGGCGTAAGCGGAATTGATATTATTCCGAAACTTATTGAAATATCAATGATTTCTGGAACTTTCCAAACTGGAGAAATTGTTGATGGATTTATTGGTTCTGAAAGAGTTATTTCTTTCAGAACTGCTCAACCAAATCATAAGACTGGAGCATATAATAATCCAAACAGAACTTATAATATTAATCCATATAATAAATCATCTTCAATTGGATCTTCATATTCTGCTTCTTCTACAATCCTCAATATTGACACAGCATCTCTATGTGAAGAAGCACAGGGAAGGTTCTTTGGATATATCGCAAATGATATTGTTTTTGTTGGAAGATCTAGTTCCGCAGAAGCATCAGTATCTAATATTAGAATAGTTGCAGATAACTGGGGAGATTCTCAAGGTTCGTTCTTCATCAGAAATCCTTTAGCATCACCACCACCAGTAATAAGAATAACTACTGGAACCAAATCATTTAAGGTAACATCAAGTCCAACAAATGCCACACCACTTCCTGGAAGTCTTCTAATTTCTAGTGGTGAAACAACATACAGTGCAAGTGGTATAGTTAATACATTTGCTCAAGTCACTGTACATGTAAGAACTCCACCCCCACCTCCACCACCAAGAAGAGATCCACTTGCTCAGACATTTACAGTTGATGAGACTGGAGCGTTCTTGACATCCGTCGATCTTTACTTTGGCAACAAGGATGAAAATGAAAAGATGTTTGTTGAACTGAGGACGGTTGAACTTGGAACACCAACAAGTCAATTAGTTCAAGATTATGCAACTATTGAGGTTTACCCTGACCAAATTACAACATCAACGGATGCTACTGTTGCTACAAATCTCAAATTTCCATCACCAGTTTACCTACAACCAAATACAGAATATGCTCTAGTTCTTCTAGCACCATCATCAGATAATTATGAAACTTGGATTGCTAGAATGGGTGAGAAGACTGTGAATACGCAGTTACTACCAAATCCAGAAAATGTTCTAGTAACACGCCAATATCTTGGTGGAAGTTTGTTTAAATCACAAAATGGAACAATTTGGACACCAAGTCAGTTTGAAGATCTTAAGTTCAAACTTTATAAAGCAAACTTTACTTCTACTTCTGGAACAGTTACATTCTACAATCCAACTCTTGGATCTGAAGATGAAAATATCCCAGCAGCGGATATTAATCCAGTTAGAACTTTACCAAGAAAATTAAAAGTTGGCGTATCAACTGAAGAAACTGATGTTTCTGTACTTGCTAATCTAATTCCAGGAACTAAAGTTATTAAGACTGGTTCTTCTGGACCATATGGATATATTGAAAATGTTGGAAGCAAGATCGCAACTGTTAGCACCGCAAATGTTGGTGCTGGATATTCAAATGGATCATTTACTTCTGTACCTTTATATTCAATAACTGGATCTGGAAGTGGGGCAGAAGCAACTATAGTATTTGCTTCTGGTCAACTATCATCAACAACTATTACTTCGGTTGGTAATGGTTATGCTGTTGGTGATGTTCTTGGAATTACAACTTCTAGCGTCGCCAAGGGCAAAAATGCCCAGATTTCAGTTTCATCGATTGGTGGAGTTGACACTCTATACCTGACTAATGTTCAGGGTGAATCTTTTGCAACTAATGATAATCTTCAGTATTTTAATGGATCATCAAATGTAGCACTTGGTGTTACTGTTAGAGAAAATTCCAGCGTAGTGAGCAATCTTTATGATGGAAGAGCGCTTCAAATCAATGAGTATAACCATGGTATGCATCAAGATACTAATAAGGTTATTATTTCTAACATAGAACCAAATACAATACCAACTACCTTAAGTGCTGATCTTGGTTTAAGTGATACTACGATTTCTGTTGCTAATACTTCAGTATTTGCTACATTTGAAGGAATATCCACTACAAGAGGGTATGTAAAGATCAATAATGAGATCATTTACTATAATAGTGTTGGATCTGGAACTCTTGGAATTGGTTCTAGAGGAAATGATCTTCTTCTCTCTGGAACCAGACAACATAGTGTTGGTGACAGAATTTATAAGTATGAACTAAATGGTATTTCCCTCTCAAGAATTAACACAACCCATACATTACCCAATGATCCCGCATTGAAAGCAGTGAGAGAAATTGATACATATCATTTGCAAATTGACAGATCCGATAGATCTTCTGGAGATACTCAACTGAGTTTCACTGATGAAAAATCTCTTGGCGGTACGAATGTTTCTATATCACAAAACTTCCAGTACAATGGGATTATCCCACAATACAATGTTATAACTCCTGGACAAAATACAACAATTAATGCCAGAATTAGAACTGTTTCTGGAACAAGTGCTGGTGGATCTGAAATATCATTTGTAGATCAGGGATATGAACCCGTAGAACTTAACCAAATTAATTACTTAGATTCTACTCGTTTGGTTTGCTCCGAAGTTAATGAGGAAGAATACTTAACAACTCTTCCTAAGAATAAGTCGCTAACAGTTGACCTCACATTAAATTCTTCAGATTCAAATTTATCACCAGTTATTGATACACAAACAGCATTTGTAGCTCTGGTTAGAAATAGAGTTAATAATCCTATTAGTAACTATTCAGGAGACTTTAGAGTTAATCAAAATTCTAATGACCCACATTCTGCTGTTTATGTTTCAAACAGAGTGGATCTTAAGCAACCAGCATCTTCATTGAAAGTTATTGTTGGTGCTTATCGCCACTCTTCTGCAGACTTTAGAGTTCTTTATAAACTTTATAAAGCAGATTCTAGTGAGATTGAACCAACCTATGAACTATTCCCAGGATATGACAATTTAAACGATTCTGATGGTGATGGGTTTGGAGATACTGCAATTGATCCAACAAAGAATAGTGGTTTACCCGATTCTTTTGTTCGTGCTAGCAGAGATGATGAATTCTTAGAGTATCAGTTTAGTGCTGAAAATCTTGACCAATTTACTGGATTTGTTATTAAGATTGTTATGAGTGGTACTGATGAAGCACATGCAGTTAAATTAAAAGATCTCAGGACAATAGCACTAGCATGATTCCCGTAGAAGGACATAAAAATCTTTTCAGGGATGAAAAGTCTGGTGCTATTGTCAATACGGATACTCATGAATATTTTCAATATGTTAAAATGAGATCTGAAAAACAAAAACAAAAAGAAGAATTGGATAAAATAAAAAATGATATTGAAGAAATAAAATTACTTTTAAAGGAGTTAATTAATGGACCCAAATGAAATCACGCTCGAAAGTATCAATAAAATGTTTGAGTATGAAAAACATGTAAGACTCATTGAAGAACTTAGTTTCGAAGATCTTCAAAACTTCGCAAAACTTTATTGTAAGTTATATCTAAAACAACAAGAAGTTATCGCATTATTATAAATTATATGCCAATTAGATTTGTTTCATCTTGATCATTTTCTAGTGGAAAATCAAATTCATCATCATCTTCATCATCAGAATCAATAGCAAGTTCTCTCCAAAACTCTTGTCCTTTACAAGAATTTAAAATCCTTTCAGAGAGGACTTCTTCTGGATTTGGTGCAATGGAATGAAGTTTAGATCTAACTTCATGCATATCTGCAAGACCATAGATTTGCTGATCATTTTCACGATGGGGATTTTTTAAATTATCAAATGTATGTTCAAATTCATCCTCACCAAGAAAATCATAAATTTTATTTAATGTCTCCTGTGGGTTGCTCACTAGATCTTTATATTCAACAAAATGTAAGCAATGATCATATCCTTCCATGATTGCTTGCTTCAATCCAGTATAAGATTGCCCAAGTATTCCCTGACCAG